TTGTTTGACTCTGTTGACAATTTCAGTTCTGATATAGCTTGTCTGATTGAGGCAGACAAGGAAGATGAAGATTTATTCATCATACATGGATGGATTTGCCGGAAAGACTTTATTGCGAAGGCACAGGTACTTAAAGTTGGCTCCGGCAAGCGTCTATACGTAACTTCTAGGGATCTACAACCGATTGAAAGGTTGTGGCGGTACTTAAAGGAACACCAGAATGACTACCAGACTACCAGAGCAGTTTCTGCCCGCAATATGCGTGGACATAGAGACAACTGTACAGATTGACCAAGAGAGAGGGATTAAAGACAACTCGCCTTACAATCCCCTAAATCAAATTGTTTCCGTACACTGGCGCTCAATTGATGCGCACGGTACGCTAGGCCCGGCCAGCAGCATTGTGATCTTTCACAAGGAACTTGCGGCTACCCAAGAAGAAATTGCAGCTTCCTTACAGGAATTTGTAAAAGATTTGCGGGCAGCCAAAACCTTTGTGGCCCACAATGCCAAATTTGACTTGGCGTACTTGCATGAATTTATGGGCGCTAGTGATTTGCCGCGCCAAGTTTGGTGTACGATGGTGGCAGAATACGTACTTGCACGCGGGGTACGTACTGCGCTCTCGCTGGAACAGACCGCAATGCGGCGCGGCACTTCACTAAAGAAGACAGACCTAGTAAACAATCTGTTTAAGAGCGGCGTTGGGTTTGAGGAGATACCTCTAGATATTGTTGTAGAATATGCGGATGCTGACGTTCTTTCTACCGCTCAAATATTCTTGCAGCAACTGGAGGAATACCAGACGCCGCTCAGTGAGGGTCTTGTACCTGTAGTGCAGCTTTCTTTTGATATGCTTGGTTTCCTGCAGCACATTGAAAGTAACGGCATACACATAGATTTGAACGCTCTGGAGTCTGTAGAGCAAGAATACATAGAAGAGAAGGCCCAGATTCTGGCGCGGCTAGAAGACATTTCTCGCGCAGTAATGGGTGACACGCCAATCAATTTAAACAGTGGCGCAGACGTATCTACACTTATCTATTCGCGCAAGATTGTAGATAAGGCGCTACACAAGGAAATCTTTAATATAGGCACAGATTCGCGTGGTAAGTCCTTGCGCCCGCCACGCATGACAGAACGTGAATTTACACGTACTGTGCGCCAAAATACAGAGATTGCCCGTAAGACGGTGGCCCACAATTGTGCGGCCTGCAATGGATTTGGCAAGATTAGAAAAACTAAGAAGGACGGCACACCTTTTAAGAAAGAGAACAATTGCCCTAAGTGTGCTGGCGCTGGCATCATCTTTGTTGATACGCGAGAAGTCGCGGGTTTGCGTCTTAGCCCAGACTCTCCAGAAGATGCTAGCGCCCACGGTTTTAAGACAGATAAATCTACCCTCAAGAAACTGCAGGCCAAGGTGGCCCACTGGGAAGAAGGCAATCCGCGCAAGTTAATTGCCCAAGAGTTTCTGGAGGGTCTGAGCCGCCTTAATGCCGTCAATACCTACCTAGACTCCTTTGTGCGCAATATAAAGCATTGGACACGTACCAATTCGCTTTTACATGCCCAATTTAATCAGACAGTTACAAGAACTGGCCGCCTGTCTTCTTCCAATCCTAACTTCCAGAATCAGCCCAAGAGCGGCAAGTTCCCTGTGCGCAAATGCGTAACGTCTCGCTGGGCCAATGGAGGCAAGATACTGGAAGCAGACTTTAGCGGCCTAGAATTTAGAGTAGCAGGCGAATTGAGCCGTGACCCGCAGATTATTGATGATATCAATAACGGCAAAGACGTTCACAGTCAGACGGCCTGTATTATCAATCAATGCGCATTATCTGAGGTTACAAAGGATATGCGCCAAGCTGCAAAAGCCTATACCTTTGCGCCTTTGTATGGCGGTATGGGCGCAGCAGAACCCCCCCATGTGCAGGAGTACTTTAAAGAGTACTTCAATATCTACGTACGTCTTGGTGCTTGGCATAAAGAATTAATGACAGGCGTCTTGCGCACTGGCATTGTACGTACACCTTCTGGGAGAGAATTCTCTTTTCCCGATGCACAGAGGACAGCCAATGGCAGAGTTACAAATGCCACGGCCATAGTGAACTACCCTGTCCAATCTTTTGCTACGGCGGATATAGTGCCTTTAGCCTGCGTAAGGGCGCTGCGTTTCTTTATGGATGAAGGACTACAAAGTAGAATCATTCTTACAGTGCATGACTCTATAGTTGTAGATTGCTATCCAGAAGAGGAAGACAGGGTACGTACACTACTTACTAAAGCCATGTCTGGCGTAGATGAAGAGGTTAAAACCCGATTCGGCTACGACTTGTGCTTGCCGCTAGCTATAGAAATAGTCAGTGGTATCAATTGGATGGAGACAGCCTGACTACTGCAGTGCAGTTTACTAGGCGCATCTATCATTTTTAATACACTTAAAGGTAATATGTCCAATAATCTTCCAGCTAATATACAAGACCTCACTCCAGAAATGCAGAAACTGCTTGGGACTACTGCGCCATCCGGCGGGGAGGGGGAACGCCTGCCGCAATTGAAGGTAAACTCTTTGCGCAAAGACAAACAGAATCGCCGCATCACGCAAGGGGATTTCTTTGTATCGGGCCTAGATCCTTCTGTAGCTTCTGAATTAGTATATGCTGAATCAGTTAAACTGCGCGTATTGAGCCAACTGTATCAGTGGATACATTACGATCCAGAAGAGAATAAAGTGGTCAACAAGACCATTCTGATCCCTTCATTTGGGTATGAAGCACGCGACATGAACGGCACTGTCCGCTGCGGCAAACCTGCCTCCAAGGAATTACGCGAAATGCCCAAGGCTAAACAAGCCAAGTACGCAGACATTCGCTGTTTCCGCCAATTGCGCTGTCTGGTTACGTATACAGGTAAAACAGCCGATGGGGAAGAGGTCACCATAGAGAATAGTCCTTGTATTTTGTTGCTTAAAGGGTCAAACTTCTCGCCATTTGAAGAAGATGTAGTCAAGACCTTGCCCAAGGGCAAAAACTTCTATGACTACTGGTGTGACGTTACGGCAGAAGAAAGACAGAATGGATCTGTCACTTACTACGTAATGCGCTTTAGCCCCAATTACGCGGAACCAGTGCCGCTAGACAAACCAACATTTGACACAATGGTTCATATGGCTAAACTGGTAGGCGCAGAGAATGACAGAATTGAGGCTGCGTATGATAAGGCGCTGGCACGTGAACATGGCGAACAGTCTGCTATATCGGCCCTGTCCGCATCTTCTAATGATCTTGATGATGATTTTGAAGATGAGGCGGCATGACAAAGCGCAGGCATAACCAGACTCTTTTTGAGCTACAGAATTTGCGCAGGACTTGTAACGAAATTATCAATCGCATAATTCCGTATGAGACTAAAACCTCTATTGAAGGTGATAGTGCCTTTGGTGAGGAAATTGCTAAATTCTTGGAGAAAGGAGGTGTTGTCAAGAAGTACCAAGGCGTAGACGCATTCCTTATTGGAACGGATGATGATCTTGGGCCTGCGCCAGAAGAATTACTCAGACCTTCCGTAGTACGGAATTACCAATTCGGTAAGTCCCTGTACACGTAAGTACTGGCTGCCTGACCGTCAGGCGTCAATTATAAACCTACCTAGGCGATGGACTGCTTGGGTAGGTTTTTTTGTCTCTAGTATCCAGAAACCCCCCCAAGTACATTATGTCTATCCTAGAATTACAGATCCGTACCGTCCTAGAAAAATTATCTAATAATCAACATGCTGACCTAGACGTTGACCCAGATACACTAGAAACTTACATAAAAGAGGCTACCCAAGAATTTGAGGGGGCATTGCGCAAACAGTTATTTAGAGAGCCAGAACCGTTTAGGCTGCGCATGAGTAACATTGGTCGCCCATCCTGCCAGCTACAACTAGACAATACGGATACTGTGGCGCAAACCAAAAACCCCATGCCGTACAATCACATTATGCGCATGATGCTGGGGGATCTGTCAGAGGTACTTGTAAACCTAGTTATCAAATTGTCTGGCGCAAACATTACTGGCGCAAAGACTAAAGTAGCTTGGGCGCTAGATACAGACACAGTGATAGAAGGAGAGGATGATATAGAAATAGACAATAAAGTATATGACGTAAAGTCTGCATCCCCTTGGGCCTATGATAATAAATGGTCACGCGGATGGTCATCCATTGCATCAGATGACAATTTTGGGTACGTAGGCCAATTAGTTGGTTATGCGTACGGACAGAATAAAGAGCCGGGCGGCTGGATTGTAGTCAACAAGTCTACAGGGGAAGTATCCGTAATAGAATTTGGCATGCCTGTGCGGGACATAAAGGAAGTAATCAAGGAGTGCCAGCAGACTGCGGCCCTCATTAAAGAAAATAAACCATTCAATAGATGTTTTGATGATCAAGAAGAAGAATTTAATGGTAACAAGACAGGAAATAGACGCCTTCCTGCAGTTTGTGGATTCTGTCCGCACATTAGACATTGTTGGCCTGACGCGCAACTCAAGCCACAAGCTAGGTCAAAAGCTAAAAATCCTAGGATGTACTGGTATTCTCACTATAAAGAGGAAAATTCTAATGCTGTATAGAAACTACCGCGCCATCAAGTTAGGTTACCGTTCTGGACTTGAGGCGGCTGTAGCAGACCAATTACAGAAACTAGGCGTGACAGCCGAATATGAAAGCATAAGAGTGCCATATGAAGTGCCTGTTACCTTGCGGCACTATACACCAGACTACGTATTGCCCAACGGCATAGTAGTAGAGACTAAAGGCCGCTTTACGCTGGATGATCGCAAGAAACACTTAAACATACAGGAGCAGTACCCAGACTTAGACTTACGTTTTGTATTCTCTAATCCGCTTTGTACGATACATAAAGGTAGTAAGACTACTTATGCGGATTGGTGCAACAAATACGGATTCCTGTACGCCCATAAGTTTGTGCCGAAAGCTTGGGTGGAAGAAACTATAAACGCCAAGTCCCAGTGGGTGGTGCGGCAATTCACTAAGAATAAACCCAAAAAGAAAACATGACAAAATTTGATGGCCTTAAAGACGCTAGAATTGAGTTTGTAATTGATGAAGACGCCAACATAGGCGCTAGAGTCAGTTTATACTATACGGAAGACCTAGATGAAGAATGTATTGATTATATTAAGCAAACTCTAGCAGGCATGTACGGAATGATCACTGCTGCGCTGTCCCATGAAGAGCAGTTGGAAGACATGCTGACAATTGGGGAAGCAGTGCGCCAACAGACTGATTTTGACTCACTACTGGATAGCAACATGACTGTCACGGAAGTTGAACAGTCTTCTTCTACTACTACAACCACTACTACAGGAAAGGCTAAGTATTTGATATGAAATCTGATTCTGCCGCCGTAAGCGGCGGACACAATAGTTATTATGATATACCAGAGCATGCTACGGAATTACGCCATCTTATTTCTTTTAAGTCCATGAGCAAATCACGCGGCGATATATTCAAGGCTTGCTATCGGCTTGGAGAGAAGGGCGGGATAGACGTAGAGTACGATCTTCAAAAGATGAAATTCTTTATTGAAGACTTAATAGAAATGCACAAAAGAGGGGAACACTTATGACTACTAAAAGTAATACCAATGGAGTAAGCGCCGCAGACATAGTTAAAGACTATGCGCGAGATGCCTTGTTTGATAAGTTAGGCGTGACACGGTTGCGCGAAAGCTATATGCGCGAAGAAGAACAATCCCCTCAAGATAGGCTGGCTTATGTTTCAAGCGTCTTTGCATCAAATAAAGAGCATGCCCAGAGACTGTATGATTACAGTAGCAGACACTGGCTTTCCTATTCCACTCCTATACTTTCTTATGGAAGATCTAAAAATGGACTCCCAATCTCTTGCTTCCTATCTTACTTACAGGATAGCGCAGAAGGATTGGTAGATACCCTAAGTGAAGTAAACTGGCTGTCCATGTTGGGCGGCGGCGTAGGCATACACGTAAAGATCCGGCAAGTAGATGAGAAGTCTACAGGCGTAATGCCGCACCTAAAAGTGTATGACGCTGCCAGCTTGGCCTATAGACAAGGCCGTACAAGGCGCGGATCGTACGCGGCATTTCTAGACGTAAACCATCCTGACATCCTGCAGTTCTTGGAAATGCGTAAGCATACAGGTGACCAGAATTATAGAACCCATAACCTGCATCACGGCGTAAATATTAGTGATAAGTTTATGGAGCATGTGCGCCTAGCCATGATTGACAAGAACCATGATGATAGATGGCCGCTAATTTCCCCTAATACAGGTAAGGTTGTAGAGACTATTTCGGCCAAGTATCTGTGGATGAAGATTCTGGAAACTAGGATGCTAACAGGAGAGCCATACCTTATTTTTATAGATACCGCCAATAAAAGCTTGCCGCTCTGGTTACAGACCCAGAACCTATCCATCCACGGCTCTAATCTTTGTACGGAAATATTCCTGCCAACTTCCCCTAAACGCACTGCCGTCTGTTGTCTATCCTCTGTGAACCTAGAGTATTTTGATGATTGGCGCAATGATCCGCGCTTTATTCCTGACGTTATGGAAATGCTGGATAATGTGCTGGACTTCTTTGTGTCAGAAGCGCCGCCATCTGTAGTCAAGGCCGCCTACTCTGCCCGGCGGGAACGTTCTGTAGGACTTGGTGCGCTAGGCTTTCATGCTTATTTACAGAAGAATATGATCCCTGTGGAAAGCATTGCGGCCATTTCTGTTAATCGCAAAATGTTTAAACATATCAAGGATCAATGCAAGCTGGCCGACCAAGCCTTGTGCGCATTGCGTGGCCCTTGTGAAGATGCCCTGCAGGCAGGCGTACAGCGCCGCTTTAGTCATTGGACAGCCATTGCGCCCAATGCGTCTACAAGCCTTATCATGGGCAATACAAGCCCCTCTGTAGAGTTGTACCGCGCCAATGTATTTCGCCAAGACACACTAAGTGGCGCATACATTCAGCGCAACAGATTCTTGCAGGCATGGCTGGCAGGCCGTGGGCTAGATACAGATGATATCTGGGCCAGTATCACTGCCAACAGCGGATCTGTACAACATCTTGTACAAGAGATTCCTCAAGATGTGCGCGAAGTCTTCAAGACGGCAGATGAAGTGGATCAGACTTGGATTATAGAATTGGCGGCCAATCGCCAGACTTATATAGATCAAGGACAGTCCATTAACCTATTCTTTAGGCCCAATGTAAATATAAAGCAACTACATGCTTGTCATTTCTTGGCATGGAAGGCGGGCCTAAAGAGCCTGTACTATTGCCGCAGTGATAAGTTGCGCAAGGCCGACAGTGTAGGTACTAAGATAAAACGTGAACGCATTGAAGATTTACATAAACTGGCATCCGCAGAAGAAAGCGCCTGCCTTGCATGTGAAGGGTAATCAATGGGACAAGATAATATTGATATTATAGGGTATCAATACGGATATTGGACAGTCTTGGGGGAATCTCCGCGCCATGTAGGTAAGTCCCATCACAAGTACATGCAGTGCCGCTGCGTCTGTATGCGTAAACAGCATGTGCGCAAGGATGATTTGACTAGCGGCAAATCCAAAAGTTGTGGCTGTAGCCGCTCTGCGCATATAGATAGTCTAGAGGGCCAGAAGTTCAATTCTTGGAAAATAGTCAGTATTGGGCCTATCCGTAATACGCACAGATATGTCTTGTGTGTCTGCGATTGCGGCTACATGGGGGAGGTACGCCTGTCGGCAGTAAAGTGCGGCCAATCCAGATCCTGCGGCTGTACGCGCAAAGGGGGCCGCACATTACTTACAGATATAGCTGGGGAAGAATTTGGGCATCTGGTCGCGCTAGAAGTTCATCATACCCATAAAAAGAGTGGGGCATACTGGCGCTGCCTTTGTACTGTCTGCGGCAATGATACTGTTGTACAGCGCAGTAATCTAATTAATGGGACTGTAAGTTCATGCGGCTGCCGCAGAGGCTTGGGGCGCAAAGTAGCCAAGCTGGCAGGCTGCAGTGAAAGCGCCGTATCTGTAGTCATGCACAACAAATGGCGCAACCGTGGCGGCGTAACGCCGGAATTGGCCGCCAGAGTCAAGGAAATCGCCAAGGAGGTGGGTTACAGTCCTTGGTATAATATAGCTATTACCTGAGAAAAATAATGTCACTACAAGCGAATAGAGACTATTACAAGCCCTTCACGTACCCTTGGGCGTTTGAGGCGTTCCAGCAGTCAGAACAAATGCATTGGTTATGGACAGAAGTGCCCATGCTGGAAGATGTCAAGGATTGGCAGAATCGTCTAAATGAACAGGAGAAGGACTTCCTGACTAAGATATTTAGATTCTTTACTCAAGGAGACATAGACGTATCGGGCGCATATGTGCGCAACTACCTACCGTATTTTAATGCGCCAGAAGTACGGATGATGCTGTCCAGTTTTGCGGCGCGAGAAGCTATCCATGTGGCGGCTTACTCCCATTTAATAGAGACTCTGGGAATGCCGGAAACTATCTACAATGAGTTTCTGGAATACGAAGAGACTAAAGAGAAGCATGAGTTCTTTAAGAGCCTGCAGGATGAACATGCCAATAACCAGCATGCCGTAAACATTGCGGCATTTAGCGCATTTACGGAGGGCATGCAGTTATTTAGCAGTTTTGTAATGCTGCTGAACTTTGCGCGGCATGGCAAGATGCGCGGCATGGGCCAGATTATTGCGTGGTCTATTGCTGATGAGACTCTGCATACAGAAAGCATGATAAAACTATTCCGTACGTACATATCCGAAAATATGCACCTCTGGAATGACATTACCAAATCGCGCATCTACAAGACAGCAGAGGTAATGGTGGAACTGGAAGATAAGTTTATTGATCTGGCATTCTCTAATGGCCGCACATTGCTGGAGGGGCTTACCAAAGAGGAAGTCAAGAAATATATCCGCTATATTTGCGATAGGCGCTTGATTAGCCTAGGCTTAAAAGGGATATTCAAGGTTACAAAGAATCCTCTGGTGTGGGTGGACGGCATGCTAGGCGTGACGCATACAAACTTTTTTGAGAATAAGAGTGTAGATTACGCCAAGGGCGCTCTTACAGGCTCATGGGAGGAAGTATGGGCGTCTTAAGTTTTATGGGTCTAGCCTTTAGATGGAGCATGCTGGCGCTTTTGCTGCTGGCGTCTGCGCCCATCATTATTTATTGTTTAAACTTCTGGTACAAGGTATTCAAGATTAAAGCCTACCTTCCAGATATATCAGATATTATGGGGTATCTATGACTATAGATGTTAATACAGGAGAGACTATAAAGGATCTTAATTATTTGACGGATAAGATTCTGGATTGGGGCAGGCACAAAGGTATTCTGCCTACGCCTATCCCTGCGGCCCAGTACGCTAAAACCAAGGAGGAAGTACAGGAACTGGGTGATGCTATTACAGAACAGAATATAGAGGAGATCAAGGACGCCATAGGGGATGTGTACGTGACGCTAGTCATGCAGACACAGGCGTGGGGGCTAACAATGGATGAATGTGTAGAGAGCGCCTATAACACGATTGCGGCCCGCACTGGCCGCATGGTGGATGGTATGTTTGTAAAAGATGAACAAGAATAGGCTACTTTAAAAAGTCTGGCACAAGGCCACCCATAAAATCCACAGTGGCTCTTGCGCCAGACTCAAGCGTATCCATTAAGGAAGTTTGATCGTCTTGCGCAAAATCTTTATCGAACTGCTTTTCTTCTCCTTCATTATACACCCCAGCATGTACAAGGAATTGATAGGCTCTGCGCCTGTTTAGTTCCCCAGTTTTAGTCACAGATTTACGCAATAAATTAATGAATAAATCTGGGTTAGACAAAATAGAATCATTTAAAGCCGCGTAAGCTGCTGGGTCAAGTCTGCTAGACAACACTCTTGTCCCAATATTGCCTACTCTTGCACCTGTCCGGCTTAATGGCCCAAATAGTTGGGTAACTGCGGATCTAAGGCGCTGTTGTTGGGTCAGTAAA